ACGATATAGCAAACTATCCTGATGATCTTTTTGAAAAACAATTAAGTGATATTGCAAGAGCTTTTGCTGGTAATGCTGCACATGTAACACCGATTGCACGTGTCAAAGGTAGAACACCAAAAAGAGGAGACCAGTTTAAACTTTCACCAAAGCTTAGAGGTAAGTTTTCTAATCCTGAGTTTTATAGAGTCAATTTAGGTGTTGATAATATCGGACGACAACCAAGGTTTGAAAATATTATTTTTAAAAATATTAAAATTATAAATAATCCTAAATCATCTGCTAAAGCTAGAGGAGATGCATTAGATAGAATAGCTCAAATAAATCGAGAGATGACGGATAAGAACATGTCAACACTTTTAGAATTTTCAAAAAAAGACCTTAGTCCAGAGACAGTAAAAAAGTTGCAACAACAAGGTACCTTAGCTAAAGCTCTTCAATCAGACGATAAAAAGACAACTTTATTTTTAGGAAGATCACAAGACATGTCTTTAGATGAACTTCAGAAAATGTTTGCCGATAGACTTGAAAAATATATCCAAGCACCTGAATTGTTTAAACTTTCTAAGCAAAGACCAAAGGGTGCAAAAATTGAAGATGAAATGTTTATCTTAGGTAGCGCACCTTACATAGTAAAAGGTTTTCCTTTAGACTTTAAGCAAGGCGGAGCTGTAAGTATGGCTATAGGCGGTGATCCGTTGGAGAATATTAATCAACAACAGTTCACGCCTGACCCTGCTATCGATGAAGACTTCTTTCAGCAAGCAGTAGACTCAGGTAACTTGACAGCGTTTAATCCTACAAAACTATTTAAGGTCTTTGGCAAAGTTGATGCTGTTGAAACACCAAAGAAAAAAATTGAAAAAGATGCACCGCTAGGACCACCAGGCACGACTTTACCCTTAACACAACAAATGCAACCGTCAGACTTTGCTTTTAAATCTTTTACATTAGATGTTATCAATGATCCTAATGCACCGAAGGCAGCAAGACCACAAGATTGGATGAACTTTTTCAAAGGTAAAGCTGCACCCGAAGCTGAGCTACGTGACACAGGTTTAATGCAGTTTTTAGAAGATTATGCAAAATATTATCCAGATCAAAAATTAACACAGCAAAGACTAAATGATTTTTATGAACAATCACCCATGGGTAATATTAGTATTAAAGTAAAACAAGAAGGCACAGCAGTGCCAGCAGATCCTGAATACCTTAATTTTGTCGGTAGACCTAGACATAAAAACACTGGTAACCAAGATCTCGATAATGTGGGCACTGACTACCGTGAGGTTATTGTGCAGTCAGGAGCATTACCTGGTGAAACAAAACCATTTGTAGAGAGTGGACACTTTACAGAACAGAACGTTATCGGATTTACAAGAGTAGCTGATTATCAAAATACTAACGGCCAAAAGGTTGCAGTAATACAAGAACTGCAAACTGATATGCTTACAAAAGTAAGAAAAGAACAAGAACGTATTGCTGCATTGTTGAAAAGAATAGAAAAAATTAAAGAGAGAGCTGAGCAAAGAATAGCATCTGGTGATCCTTATGAAAGTGCATCAGGTCAAAATATGTTACTATCTATTAATAACCAGTTTCCAACAGCCACCTTACAAAAATTACAAGAAAATTTAAGTGCTATAAAACCTTTTCCAAATACTGCTGGATTAGATCAAGTTCCAAAGTTTGCGGAGCAACTACAAAACTTACAAAAACAGATAAATGATTTAATAAACGTAGAACTAAAAAGTCCTAATCCACAAACACCTTTTGCCCTAGAACAATTAGAAAACCAACAATCGATTGTCCTTAATAATTTATTAGACCTAACAAGAAACACGGAGATGGAAAGGGAACTGCAAGGTCTTAAAGTTCCTTCTACTAGAGAAACAGATGAACTGCAAGAGTTTGCAGGAGAAAGTAGTACCTTCAATGTAAATTATGGTGGCTTTAAAGATTTAGAGTTGTTCCCACCTGTGCCTTTTAATAAACAGCCTGACTACGTAGATCTATTATTAAAAGCAACTATAAAAGATGCACAGTCCAAAGGTATTGACAAAGTCGCTATTATGCCTGCAGAAAAAGTTAATATGAGATGGGGTAAAGATCCTGATGGACCTTCAGGAGTTAAATTTAAAAACCTATACGACAAAGTTGTGCCACAACAATTAAAAAACATAGCAAAGAAATATGGCGGTACTCTACAAGTAGAACAAATAGTGGATCCTAATAAACCAAGTAAAGGACTAAGATTTTTTAACAGAGATGTAGACGGTGGTTTGAAACTAAACAAAGAAGATGTAGCTAGACGCACAACCACAGAAAGCGAAGAGGGTATTAATGAATTTTACAATGAACAAATAAGAAGATTTGTAAGCGGTGGAGGTTATCGACAAAAGGACGTTGTGTTCACAAGAGAAATAGCTCCTGGTCAAAATCAAGATTTTTATGTATATGCAGATGATAACAAAATAGATTTTTTACCATTAGAAGAAGGTGAGTCTATAAACGATGCTTTAATTGTAATAGAAGAATTTAATCCACAAACAGTTGATATGTTTACAATAACTTTAGATAGTCCTAAATCAAAAGAGCCATTTTTTATGTTTAAGAAAAAAGATGGTGGCGCAATAGCAAAAGATAGTTTAGTTTCAGTAACAGATATATTTGGTGAATATGGTAGTAGATAAATTTGACAGTACATTAGATAGACCAACAGAAGGCCCAGCAAAACCTGAAGATGAAAGAATCGAAGTTGAAGAGGTGGGTACAACTGTTGACCTAGACTCATCTGGTGAACCTAATGTAGAAATTGTAGATGACGGTGGAGCTGTCGTAGGTGAAGTAGAACAAACACCTCTTGTAAACTTTACCTCTAATTTAGCAGAAGTATTAGATGAAGGTTATATGCAATCATTATCTAATGAGTTAGTAGAAAAAATTGAGGCAGATAAATCATCAAGAGAAGATTGGGAACAATCTTACACAAAAGGATTAGACTTATTAGGATTTAAATACGAAGAGAGAACAAGACCTTTTAGAGGTGCATCCTCCGTTAATCACCCAATGTTAGCTCAAGCCGTAACTCAGTTCCAAGCTATGGCTTATGTTGAACTTCTACCAAGTGATGGTCCTGTAAGAACACAAGTCGTTGGAGCAAACAACTCTCAACTACAACAAGCTGCTGAACGTGTTAAAGATTATATGAATTATGAGATAACTCATAACATGGAAGAGTATAATCCTGAAATGGACCAATTGTTATTTCAGTTACCTTTGTCAGGTAGTGCATTTAAAAAGATTTATTTTGAAGAAACATTAAATAGAGCAACATCTAAATTTATTCCTGCCGAAGATGTGATAGTTCCTTATGGTGCATCAGATTTAGAAAGTTGTGATCGCATAACTCAAGTCATAAAAATGTCTATGAATGATTTGCGTAAAAAACAAGTTGCAGGTTTTTATTTAGATATAGATTTACAATCTTATGAGGGTGATGAATACAGCTCAGGTGTACAAGAGAAAAAAGATCAAATAGACGGAACAAAGTCAGACTATCTTAGCGACATGGCTGAGTTATATGAAATACACGCAGATTTAGATATTGAGGGTTTTGAAGATATGAACCCTAGAACTAATGAACCTAGTGGTATTAAGTTACCTTATGTTGTAACAATAGACCGTACATCAGGTCAGGTTCTTAGCATTTATAGAAACTACAATAGTACAGACCCACTAAGAAAAAAGAATGAATATTTTGTACATTATAAGTTTTTACCTGGTTTAGGTTTTTACGGCTTTGGTTTGATACACATGATTGGTGGACTAACTAGAACTGCTACAACAGCGTTACGTCAATTATTAGATGCTGGTACCTTATCTAATTTACCTGCAGGATTTAAGTCAAGAGGTCTTAGAATCCGTGATGACGATCAACCTTTACAACCTGGTGAGTTTAGAGATGTCGATGCACCTAATGGTGTAATTAGAGAAGCATTAATGTCCTTGCCTTATAAAGGTCCCGATCAAGTCTTGTATCAGCTACTAGGTTTTTGTGTAGATGCTGGTAAACAATTTGCAGCTGTAGCAGACATGCAGTTATCAGAAATAGGAAGTTCACAAACACCTGTCGGCACCACCATGGCTTTGATGGAACGTGGAACAAAAGTAATGTCTGCTGTTCACAAAAGATTACACTATGCTCAGAAAAAAGAATTTGTTCTTTTAGCTAATATTTTTAAATTAACTCTACCTCCAGTATATCCATATAATGTTCAGGGTGGGCCTAGAGAGATTAAAGTTTTAGATTTTGCTGACTCTATAGACATACTGCCTGTATCAGATCCAAATATTTTTTCAATGTCACAACGTGTGACCTTGGCACAAAATCAACTACAACTTGCACAATCAAATCCACAAATACACAATCTTTATGAGGCTTATAGGAGAATGTACTTAGCTCTAGGTGTAAAAGATGTTGAGCAGATTTTACCTATACCACGTGGACCACAACCACAAGATCCAGCTATAGAACACAGTGTAGTTCTCAAGGGTGCAAACCTACAAGCATTCCCACAACAAAATCATGAGTTACACATCAAGGCGCATAGATTTTTTATGTCATCTGTATTAGTTAAAACTAACCCCATGGCTTTATTAAATTTAACATCACACATCATGCAACACGTGTCTTTATTAGCCACACAGGTTGTCGATCAAGCTTTAGTAGAAGAAGCAGAAAAATTACGTGCACAATTTGGTGATCAAGTCCCACCAGAGCAAATTCAAGCGTTACAAATGCAACGAGCAATAAAAATTGACGAAGAAATAACAAAAATTACAGAACAAATGGTTGTTGAAGAGGCAGAATCAATGCAGGATCAGAACACAGATCCACTTGTATTGCTAAAACAACAAGAATTAGCACTACGACAAGCACAAATAGAGATGGATGCGCAGTTAAAAGGCGAGCAACAAGGATTAAGAGAGAACCAATTTGACTATAAACAGACATTAGACGCACAAAAATTACAAAAAGACTACGATTTAGCAAATTTACGTGCACAAGTAGCAAGAGAGAGAACAAATGCCCCTAAACAAGAAGGGTAAAAAGATAAAAAGGGCCATGGCAAAGACATATGGCAAGAAAGAAGGTGCAAAAGTGTTTTACGCAAGCATAAACAAGGGTAAAATTAAGGGAGTAAAGAAAAAATGATGAATTTTTTAGTTGGCCCCATCGCAAACATGGTGGGAGATGCCGTAAAAGGCTTCGTTGAGACAAAAAAAGCTAAAGCAGACTTAAAACTGACTGAGATTAAGGCGCAGAAGAGTCTAAAAGAGCAGCAAATCGCAGGAAAAATTTCGTGGGAGGCCAGTGCGGTCGATCAGATGAAAGGTTCCTGGAAAGATGAGTTTGTTTTACTAGCCTTAATGATACCTGCAATTTGTGCATTCTTACCTTTTATGCAACCACACATAGAACGTGGGTTTGCAATTTTAGAAACTTTACCAGAGTATTACACGCATCTATTGTATCTTGCGTGTTCTGTATCATTAGGTGTTAGAGCGGCACCAGGTGTCAAAAATATGATATCAAAGGCTAAAAAATGATGGGAGTATGTACGAAATGCGATTGTCCGTGTCATTGCACACAATCTTGTAATGAATGTGGGTGCGTAGGGTGCACATGTAAAAATGAAGAGACTAACAAAAACAGTGCCTCCTAAAAAAGGGCCACAATCACAAGGGTTGAAAATCCCACCTAAAAATATACAAATAGTTAAGACAAAGAAAAAAGGACTTAACTATGAAACAAACGTATTTTAACATACCTGGGTGGTTTAATTATCATGAATCTTATGACATGATAGTTGATCAAATAGATTCAAACGGAAAGATTGTAGAAATAGGATCTTTTCTTGGACGATCGACACAATATTTAGCTACATCTTTATTTAATGCAGATAAAACTGATGTAACGATTTATTGTATCGATACATTCAAAGGATCATCTGAACACGCTAATTTAACT